CTCTACTAGAAAGACTGCGGACTATACAGCTGTCGTTATTATAGGAATAGATTCAGACAATAACATCTATGTCCTAGATGTAGACAGATTCAGGACAGACAAGATTAGCACAATGTTTGAACGTCTATTAGCTATGCACAGTAAGTGGGACTTTCGTAAGTTACGGGCTGAAGTATCAGTAGCTCAACAGGCTATTGTTAATGAGTTCCGTAACTATATGAAGCAGTACGGGGTGTATTTCTCTATTGATGAGTACAGACCCTCACGTCATGAGGGTACAAAAGAAGAACGCATGGATTCTGTACTCACACCCCGATACGAGAACTTGGCTATATGGCATTATAAGGGAGGCTACTGTCAGGTTCTAGAAGATGAGGTCTTGGCGAGCCGACCCCCGCACGATGACATCAAGGATGCTCTCGCAAATGCCATCGCCATTGCCCGACCTCCTATGCAGAGGATGCGGAGAACTGGAGGTACTAATGTTGTACAAGCAGGTAGTAGGTTTGGTGGTTTTTAATGGGTAAGAAGACTTTAGATTATCTACAGTTCATGGATGGTGATGGACTAGCCACACAGATTGCAGTGAGTTATCAGCGTTGGGAAGATAGCCGTAGACCTTGGTTGACTGAAGTACAGGAAGTACGTAACTACCTGTTTGCTACGTCAACACGTACTACAGAGAATGCTAAGCTACCTTGGCGTAACTCTACCACTATTCCTAAGCTTACTCAGATCAGAGACAACCTTCATGCTAACTACATGGCTGCTATGTTTCCTAATGATGACTGGTTTGCATGGATCGCAGAGAACAAAGACTCAGCCGACTTCGATAAGAAGCGTGTAGTAGAAGCATTTCTCAAGAACAGGTTACGTGAGTCAGGGTTCTATTCAACTATGGAACAACTGATTCTAGATTACATCGACTATGGTAACGCCTTCGCGGGTATCACATTTGTTGATGATAGAGAGGTGGATGAGAACGGCAACCTTACAGGAGGCTATGTAGGCCCTAAGCTCTACCGTATCTCTCCCTTCGATGTAGTATTTGATCCTACTGCTCCCTCATTCAAAGAGGCACCAACGATCACTCGTACCATTAAGTCCTTTGGTCAGCTAGAGAAGGAGCTACGTCATAACCCAGAGATGGGATACAATGCTGATATCTTAGAGAAGATGCGAGCTAAGCGGTTAGCCTTCTCTGATCTCAAAGGGTATGATAGACGTAAAGTTAATGGCTTTAGGATGGATGGCTTTGGTTCTATTGATGAGTACTTTGCTTCTAATCTAGTAGAAGTGTTAGAGTTTGAAGGTGACTTGTATGATCAGAGTACAGGTGAGTTGCTAGAGAACCATGTTATAACAGTAGTAGATCGGTCTCTTGTCCTACGTAAAGAAGTACAGGCTAGTATGATTGGTGGATCTAGTAAGAGTCATGTAGGCTGGAGACGTAGGCCAGATAATCTATATGCTCAGGGACCACTAGATAAACTGGTAGGTATGCAGTATCGCATAGATCATCTCGAGAATCTACGGGCTGATGCTTTCGATCAAGTCGCTTTCCCTATGGTAAAGGTGAAGGGAGAAGTAGAGGACTTCAGCCTAGGTCCTAATGAGAGGATTCATATTGGTGAGGAGGGAGATGTAGCATTCCTACATCCTGATCCTACTGTACTACAGGCAGACAATCAGATACGTCAGTTAGAACAGCGTATGGAAGAGTATGCTGGTGCTCCTAAGGAAGCTATGGGTATCCGTACTCCAGGTGAGAAGACAGCTTTCGAGGTACAACAGCTACAGAATGCAGCTAGTCGTATCTTCCAAGCTAAGATCAATCAGTTTGANTCTCAATTCCTAGAGCCTCTTATCAATGATATGTTTGAATCTGCTAAGCGTCACTTCTCTGAAGGTATCTTCGTTATTGAACGTGTAGTTAATGGAGATACAGGATTACAGGAGTTCCTTGACATCTCAGCAGAGGATATCAAAGGCTCTGGTAAGTTCTATCCTCGTGGAGCACGTCACTTTGCAGCAGTATCTAAGGCTGTACAGGACCTGAATAACTTTGCTAACTCTGCTCTCGGTCAGGATCCAGCAGTTAACGTTCACTTCTCTGGTAAGGAACTGGCTAAGATAATCAACGAGATGTTAGGCTTTGATAAATACCCTGTCTACCAAGAAAACATTCGTGTATTCGAGGCAGCTGAAACACAGCGTCTAGTCCAGGCTGCACAGCAACAGCAGACCTTGGAAGACTCTACTCCAGTAGAGCAGCTAGGTGATGATGGTACTACTGCTGCTGATGGACAGGCTATCTTAGATAATATACAAGGAGGTGGTAACGCACTATGAGATGGAAACTTACCTGGGGCAATAAGGGTGAGGAGATCCATGAAGTAGATACAGATAAGATTCCACATGAACTCATTGCTGTTCTTAAGAACGAGGAAGAGCGAGAGAACTACAGGAAGAGTTATAGGCAGGCAGACCATGTAACTGATCCTATCAAACGTGTACTACTTCAAGAGCTGGAAGCTAACCTTAGCATTACAGCACATGATTACAATGACTCGGACTGGAGTCATAAACAAGCTGACAGGCTTGGATATATTAGAGGTCTTAGGAAAAGCACTGAGACTCATACCATAGGAGAAATACATGACAGATGTATTCACAGAAACACCAGCAACAAATACAGGAGAACCCAAGCAAGAGCCTACACCAACAGCTGCGGCTCCTGCGCTCGACCCGAGTGTAGCCGAGTTTGTAGGCGATGGCAAGAAGTACTCGTCAGTAGATGATGCTCTTAAGAGCATTGCGTTCAGGGAAGAACACGTATCTACACTAGAACGAGAGAATGCCGAGCTGCGTTCTGAGGTGGACAAACGCCGAGGAGCTGAAGAAATCCTTACTACATTGCAACAGAGTAGGGAGCCAAGTACCACAACTGAGGTGACTAAACCTACGTCGGAAACGAACAGTGGAATAAGTAAAGATGATGTGCGTGCTATTATTAATGAGAGTAAGACAGATGAACAGCGTGCTAATAATGTAGCTGCTGCTAATGCCAAAGCAAAAGAACTGTTTGGGGATAAAGCCAAAGAGTCTGTAGCTTCTAGAGCTACTGAGTTAGGTATGACAGTAGACTCATTACGAGCTGTAGCTGAAACGTCACCAGATGCATTTGTCAGACTCATATCATCGGGTAAGCAAGAGTCTAGCCCTACTGCAACTACTGTACCTTCACAGAATGCTGATAGTACTGTTGTTCATACTAATGTTGAGTCTGGTACTCAGCAGTATTATGACTCTATACGTCGGCAGGATCCTAAGAAATACTGGTCTCGTGAAGTACAAGCACAGCTGCATAAGGATGCTCAGAGCAACCCTAATAAGTTCTACGGAACTTAATACTATCAAAAAGGAAGGTAATTTAGTATGGCTGGTATGACTACTGCTAACAGCGGTCATCTAATCCGTAGTGAAATTTGGGCTAACCAGCTCAAAGAACGTCTTATCGACGAACTCTTCGCTACTGGCTATGTTGATTGGCTGTCTGAATTCCCTGATGGTAATACGTTTACTGTACCGAGTATTGGTGCAGCCACTGTACGTGACTACGTAGAAAATGATCCTGTAACTTATGATGCGATGGATACTGGTGAATTCCAGTTCTCTATCACTGAGTATCTGTCTTCAGCTACTTACATCACTAAGAAGAACTTGCAGGATGGCTTCTACATGGATCGTCTGGTTGCTTCATTTGTACCGGAACAGGCTCGTGCCATCATGGAACGTTTAGAATCTGATGTCTGGGGACTACAGTCTCAGCAGACAGCAGCTAATGTGAATGCTGTCAACGGTTTTAATCATCGTTGGGTAGCAAACTCTACAACCCCAGGTACTGCGGACTTCTTGCAGGTAGCTGACTTCGCTCGTGCGAAGCTGTCCCTCAAGAAAGCTAATGTACCTATGTCTGGATTGACTGCTATTGTTGATCCTACCGTTGCGTATCAGTTGGAGACCTCTACGAACTTCGTAAACTTCTCTAACAACAAACAGTGGGAAGGTATCGTCGCTGACGGCTTGACCTCTGGTATGCGCTTCATCAAGAACGTATATGGCTTTGACGTATACGAATCTAACTACTTGGTATCTGATGTAACCGAGACCATCAATGACGGTAATGCTGTAACTGCTACAGCTAGCAATGCTGTTAATATGTTCTTCTCGGCTGAAAGCAATGTAATCCCATTCATGGGTGCATGGCGACAGATGCCGGAAGTGGATTCCGAATACAACAAGGACAACCAGCGCGATGAGTATGTAACTACTGCTCGCTATGGTGTTAAGCTGTATCGTCCTGAAAATCTAGTCTGTGTCATTGCTGACACGGCAGTGTAAGGAGGTAGTCAATGAGTGCATCTAACAATGAAGTAAACGCTGACGGCCTCGTACAACACTATGGTCGTCGGGTCTCAGAGAATGCAGTTGGTTCTCAAACTGAGTCCGAAGGTTTCGTCAAGGAGTATGTAGTCGATTTCGATTTCAACTCCGTCAATGCCTCTGCCGCAGGTACAGTATTGGGTGTTCCTACTGCTGATATCCTAGTGCGTCAGGACATGGCTTCTATCCCCCTTGGTTCTATCATCGTGGATATTACGCTAATGACCGAGACCGCATTCGTGGGTGATACCATCGAAGTTAACTATGTCTCCTCTGCTAAGGTAGCTGATGCTTCCGAAGCAGTAGGTGGTTCAGTTAGCGCAGGTGGTGCTGCCATTGGTCAGGTAGCTGGTGGAGCATTTACTGCCCCTTCAGCCGCTATTGGCTATGTCGATGTAGTAGAAACTACTGCTGCTGGTACTGGTGCGTTAACCGCTGGTGCTGGTCGTGTAGTCGTCCGTTACATCTAATGGGTATGAGCCCCTTCGGGGGCTCTTATCTTACTAAGGAGAAACTATGGCACAGATGACACTACTAGCGATGACGCAGAATATCCTTCAGGCTATGGGTAGTGATCAGGTGGATACTATCAATGCTACTCCTGAATCTACTCAGGTAGCTCAGATTATCCAAGATGTGTTCTTTAAGATTGTAAATGAAAGGGATTGGCCTTATTACCATACCCTTGACCAGTTAACGGGCTTAGCCGACTTGACTCAGCCTAGTAAGATGCAGATCCCTGCTAATGTAAGTCGTGTACTATTCATTAAGTACGATGTACGTGCTTCAGCAGGAGCTGCTAAACAGATGAGAGACATCATTTGGTTATCTCCATCTGACTTTATTGATCGTGTGTCTGCTAGGAACCAGAATGACACTAATGTAACTGAGTATACAGACTCAGGAAGCAATGCTGTTCTTAATATCATCACTGATAGAGGTCCTTTATACTGGACTTCCTTTGATGATCAGTATATCTGGTTCGATGCTTATGATGTAGGCGTAGATACCACAATGCAGGAGACTAAATCAGTAATTCATGTAGTTCAGGAGCCCACATGGACAGCTTCTGATGTGGCAGTGCCTGACTTACCTGATCATATGTTCCCTCTACTGCTATCACAGTCTAAACTGGAGTGTACTGCTAAGATTAAGCAGTCTGCTGACCAGTTAGAGGCTAGAGATAGTAAGAGACAGC